GTCCTATGATACATTCTTATATATCCTCACAACAGAAGTTGGTACAGTCACTGTATCCGCAACTGTTTAGGCGACCTACCCCACCCTGCTGCCTTTACAGGGGCCCTGGGCCACTAAGCCTGGGATTTCTCCTGTAAGGAAACAGAAGTGGGTGGGGTGGGAGCATAGAATTATTCTCAACTCCTTCTATTTCTCCCTATGTACCTTAGCGTATATACTGCAATGCGAAAACTCTTGACAACAAACGTACGTAAGTACGAAAGGTGTTTGAAGCTCGTAAAGCAGCCCTGCCTTGGGTTTCTCTGGTAAAACAGAGAAAGGTACTACATGGGTTCATCATGAAAATGATTGGACTGGTAGTACTAGGGAAGAAAAGTAGTAGTCTGAATGGTGCCTCATTGGCCTTTACCAAAACTGTTGTAAAGTTGTATATGAGTGGTGGTGCTGCAGAGGTAGTTAAATATCTCTCTAAGTGTCAGTTGCTGCTCATGCAATCGCTTTGTTCTTCGTCTCCTCCTCCTGTACTACCAAGTAGTCCAAGAGTCGCGACAACTGCAAAAGGATTACCAAGGATCATTCCGTCAAACCATCGTAAGATGATTAGACAAGGGAATACTCTTTACATACAACTGTGGATGACCCTGTTCTCGTTACATCGAGTCCTTACTGTTAAAGGTCGTTGGAAAATCCATACGATCTACAGAGGGAATCAGAGTAACGTTAATGGGGTAGTATCTGGTATAGATAACTATATCGGGTATGAGCCTGATGTTTACGGAAGGTTTAACCCAGTTGGGATAAAGCATTATATCCCGATGTTCTTGAGAAAGCTTAAAAGACTTAAAGGGTTGGAACGTCTCCCAAAACTCATTTGGAAGGCTGATCCTCTACTCATATTAACTCAGGGACCCAACTCTGTGAAAAGGGAAACCTCTATGATGTGTATAGGGAAGGATTCGCTCGCTTGGAGCTATCATCCTCTATTTCACACTCTTAAGAGGTTCACCGAATTAACAGGGATGCAAAATGTGACTGAATGGATAAACCGGATCAGCTACATGGTTTCACCATTAGATGTTTCTCTAATGAGATAGAGGTCACGTGGCGCAAAGAGGACCTGAAACCAGGTGAGAAGCCGAAGAATAGACCTAAGGAGATTGACCATAGGAAGGTAGATCCTTCTGAATTAGAGTTCCGAAAGGTTGTCTTACTTCCTCGATTTATCCGTAGAACTGCCAATCTTCTTCAAATGAGGATAGAAGCTCTTGGTAAGCTATCTACTAAGATAGAGAAGGGTGGAAAGATAAGGGTCTTCGCAGCAGTAGATTATTGGACTCAGGTTATAATGAAACCGCTACATGATTGGCTCTTTGCAATCTTGAAGAAGATTCCTCAAGATGCAACGTTCCACCAAGGGGAAAGCGTGAGGCAGTTTGCTTCTCAGTTATCTAAGAGTTCAAAAGTCTTTTCTTATGATCTCAGCAGTGCTACCGATCGGCTACCTCTTGTGCTTCAAGTAGAAGTCCTATCTCACCTGTTGAAGAATCCTGAGATAGCGGTACTATGGGGTCTACTACTCGTAGGGAGACCATACTTCGTAGGAAGGAAGAAGAAACACGAAACCATGCCTAAGTGGAATGGTCAAGGTTCACCTCCTGAACTACTGTCGTATCCAATGGCTCACGCCGTGGCCGGTGAGTACTTATCTCGAGTCGTAGACTCGGGTGAGACAATCACTACAAACAATAAAGTGATGTACGCCGTAGGTCAACCAATGGGTGAATTGACATCGTGGGCGATGTTAGCAATGACTCACCATTTCATAGTACAACTATCTGCCATGAGGGCCTACCCTGAACGGTCTGAGTGGTTCGAGGGATACCTGGTACTCGGCGATGATATAGTTATACGGGATGAGGCTGTAGCTTGTGAATATAGATTCCTCTTAGATAAGTTAGAAGTGGATGTATCTGACACTAAAGGTTTAGTCTCGAATAACGGAAGCTTTGAGTTTGCTAAAGAATTCTATCACAAGTGCCAGCAGTGTTCGCCTTTCTCATGGGCAGTTACCGTAAAGGAGTAGGGCACTAGCCCTGAAGTATTACAAACTAACAACACTAAGAACAAAGTAAGGATAAAAGGTATCATCTTACCCCCTGATTCACCTAATTGGGATTGAACC